GGGAATGAAGCATTTCTGGTCAACGTAGCCCTGATGAGCATCAGTATTCCCAACAGCGTGACCAGTATCGGGTCTTCCGCATTCTCTGACTGCACTAGCCTGACGAGCGTCATCATTCCCAATAGTGTTACCAGCATCGGGCAATATGCATTCGGTTACTGCAGTAGCCTGACGAGCATCATCTTCCCCGATAGCGTCACCAGTATAGCAAATGGCATATGCGATAGCAACTCCGCCCTGACGAGCGTCACCATTCCCAACAGCGTGACCAGCATCGGGAGTTCCGCATTCATTTTCTGCACTGGCCTGACGAGCGTCAACATCGGCAACAGTGTCACCAGCATCGGGCAATATGCATTCGGTCTCTGCAGCAGCCTGACGAGCATCACCATTCCAGACAGCGTCACCAGCATCGGGGGTCAGGCATTCCAAAACTGCACTGGCCTTGCCACAATCAACTGTCTTGCTACAACTGCTCCCACTCTTGGTGGTAATGCGTTTCAGGCCGTAGCCCCTTCAGACATTCACGTTCCAGTAGGAGCAACAGGGTACGGAACTACATATGGAGGTTTGACAGTTGTCGCAGACTTGTAGTAATTGCAACTTAATCAAAAATTTGATTAGATAAACAACTTATGAAATACGCATTAATCAGCCCAATAGGACTCATTCTCCGAACATCAGAGGAAGCATTTGAATTTACTCCAGAAAGACGTGAAGTCGCTGAACTTACTGATGAGCAAGCTCTGGAAGTTGAGGCTTCAGTCCAAGGTTTGTTCCTAGTTGAAGGAGAACTAATTTCCTTCAAAGCAAAACACTGGATGGAAGACCCAGAGGCTGTGAAAGCATCCCTACGTCTAGAGCGTGACCGTCTACTATCTGCATCCGACTGGACACAGCTCAACGATACTACTCTCCCAGAGGACATACTTGCTGCTTGGGCTACATACCGCCAAGAGCTGCGTGACCTAACAAATAAAATTGATGAGAACGGTGAAGTAGACTTCCCAGAAAAACCTTAGACAACTTATTAGACTATGGCAGACTTCACAGTATTCACAGACATCGACACTTTCTTGCAGAGTGCGAATAACGCAACAGCACGGACTAACCTCGGACTAGGCACAGCGGCCACAACGGCAGCAGCGGACTACGCTACGGCGGCACAGGGCGCACTAGCTACATCAGCACAGCAGCCACCAGTTGAAGGTCCTTTCGTAGATGGCGACAAGACCAAGCTGGACGGGATCGCAACAGGCGCAGAGGTCAACACGATCAACACTGCACTTGCTGGCGAACCAACTGGCAGCGATCTAGTCCTGAATGCCGTGAGTCTTACTCAAGCAGAGTATGACGCTGGCACGCCAGTCGCTACTACATTCTACATCATTACAGCATAATGGCTTTATCACTCGGCAGTGCATTAGCGACTAGGGTATATCTCGGAGCAACTGAGATTGACCTAGCATATTTTGGAGCAACTCAGGTCTACACTAGCTCGCCCGATTTCTCGGCAGAGGCTCAGAACTACTTTGACCGCTTGGATACTGCGGGTGATACGACCTACACGACCTACAAGCAGCCACTAGCCAACTACATTGACGGGCTGGTAACACTCGGCGGTGCTTACTGGGACGATATGAAGTCCGCAGCATCCTTTGTGGGTGTTGGCATACAGGGTGTCACGGTTCCTCTACGTGATGGAATGACCGTGCCGACTAACCTCAACTTTGTTGCGGGTGACTTGAATCAACTGACTGGACTGAAGGGTGATGGTACTACTAAAAGAATAGATGCCCTACCTAATATGTCTGGGTTTTCGCAGGACGATGTGTCGATGTCCGCTTATCAGACTGAGTTATTGACAGACCAATGGCTTATTGGTTCACCCAACTTATACCTGCGAAAAGCATCTTGGTCGACTGTTTGCTTTGCGACTGGGGTTTCTGGAAGTTTCCCAAACCTTGGACTATCTGGAGTCAGTAGAAGTTCTTCTACTGGATATACATACCGAACAAACAATATTGATGAAGCAAAAACTTCAACCTCAGCGGGAATAACAAGTTCTGTGTTTTCAGTGTTCGGTCAGACAGGAAGACGATTTAGCAACGGACGTATAGCAACCTACCACGCTGGTCCTGCACTTAACCTTACTACGCTTGAGGCACTGCAAGACACCCTAATTACAGAAATCGCAGCAATATAATTATGACACCATCAGAATACCTAGAGACTAATCCTACGGCTGAAGAACACAGCTACGACTATCTTCTGATTCCAGCAGAACTGCGGGACTCAATGCTAGCAAAGCAGGACACCCTGACTACGCACAATCATATCAGCCCAGTGCTGTTGATTGACGGACGCTACGGTGCTTGCTGCGACCTTTACACAGAGGTTGGCGCAGGCGGTATCTACCACGAACTGTGGGAGATGCTTGACCAAGCTAAACTGGAAGAATGCGAAGTCGTAGACAAGGAAGCATTCCTGGCACTGCTACCACCTGACCCAGAAGAGGAAGTATAATGCACGACATTATCTACAAATCAACCATAGGCACAGGTGGCTTTATTGCTACTATCGAACTAGGTCATATTAATGAACTTCTAGGACTAGTCGTGGGTTTTGCTACTTTAGTCTATATGTCTGCATCAGCAGTCAAGGTAATCAAGGAACTCCAGAAAAAGGATTAATATGACACCAGAACTAATAGCAATGCTAGGCGGCGGCGTAAGCGGCTTCGTAATGAAGATGATCGCAGCGCAGTCCGAGAATCAGGCACGTCTCTTTGAGCGTATGCTCCAGAAGCAGGTAGCAGCGGATGACTCAGCGGATCGTGCATCAGCTCGTGGAGGTGTGTATATGCGCCGTCTTATTACAGCGGCTGTTATCTTTGCTATTGTAATAGCCCCATTCGTCTTCGCATTCACGGACATAGGTGTTAGTATCCAATCAGAGTCCAAAGGCTTCCTAGGGCTATTCAAGAGCCTTGAGTGGAGCACTGTACAGGGTTTTGTTATCTTGCCAGAGATCCGCCAAACAGCATTAGCCATTGTAGGTTTCTACTTTGGTTCATCCCAAGTTAAATAATTAATAAACTATTAGCTAATTACTGCAGCCGTAAAGCTTGGGATTGCTAACAACCAGAGGAATAATACTTGTCACGCTATAGCACATACGGAAGTAAAGATGACCCCATCCAGGATGATATGGATGCAGGGTTCATTGGGTTTAATAACTATAGCCGACCTGATCAGCTTACCTCGGGTATGCTTGCCTCTAGTTCAAATGGACGCATAGGCAAGAACGGAGAGTGGCAGGTACGAAAGGGTATCAATGTAATTAAAGCACCCTTTGCTTCTGGCGACGATGTACTTCGTCTACCTACCAATGCAGAGATCCTGATAAGTCCTACCGTAGTTGGCCTACTGCCTACTACGATTCGGGCAGCCAGCTTAGACAGTGCTAGTAGTAAGGTATCTATTGTTATTGATGACCCAGCGGTAGAGCCAGGTCACGTCTTTGTTGTTGGTAATGAAGTCTACGTAGAGAACTTAGTAAGTACTACAACTGACCCCAATGGCCTGCACACGATCACGGACGTAACGGACAATGGCACTACGATTACAATCAAGTACGCCTTGACTGGAGCCAATGAAACCTACGGGACTGCACTTACCTTACCTTTTAACTTGAATGATGCAGGTGTACAGCCTGCACTGACAGTACTTACTGAATCTCCTGTAATTGGTTTTAATATGGTCTTCGATCAGGGGGCTGTTTCAGCCGTGTACTCAAGTACAACCTTTAGCGACCCTAATCAGGACAACAATCAGTTCATTGTCTTAGCATCCAATATTAGTGCAGTAGCTACTGACTTAAATAATACTAGCGTATCCATTACAATGGGCTATCCATTGAATGAAAACGTACCACCTGCAAGCAGTATGCTTCAGGCATTTAACAAACTCTTTATATTCCGTGACGGACAGACTGCACTAGAGAACGACAACTTCTTTAGTCCTATTGCCATTACGGCGGCAAGTACTCCTGCTGCATCAGAGGTAGTAACGGTAAGTAGTAACTTACCTCACGGCCTAGCTATAGGTGATGCCATTACAATTTCTGGAATTACTAACTTTGCTGTAGGCGAGGACCCCAATGGAACTTGGGTTGTTAATACAGTACCTGATTCTACTAGTTTTACGTATGACCTTCCAGCTGCTTTTCAAGCAGCAGCTGCCTATACGGTCAGCGCACTGTCACTTATATCTCCAGGGTTTAAGCTAGTAGCTAGTGGAGCATACAGCCAGCCCACGCAGCTATCACCCAGCGGCGTAGATATTATTGATGGAAAAGCAACCGCTACCTTTTCATTAGCAGCGGATATGAATGGCACTAAAGTTGGAGATACAATTGAGATTGAGGCCGTTGGGAACTCTTCATTGATTGAGGGGCAGGACTACATTATTTCCGAAAGAACTGAGTCACCAGCTACCCTTTCTTTTTATGTGCAGCACGAAGATATTAGTAATGCTCAGGGTGTAATTTTTCAGCAGCACGTATCTCAGGGCCTTGGGTTTTCTCATATGCCTGCACCAGAGTACGCAGCATATCACCAGCGTAGGCTGGTAATGCCATTTAAGTACAGCGTAGAAGATGCAGTTGATACCTTTACGTATCGCAAGATCCTAGACGAAGTAATTATTTCTGACATCTTGGACTC